GAAGCACTTCCAAGTGCTAGTGAAATGGTCAATCAGTTAAATGATGGTATTTCTAACATGTTTAGTGCTGCTGAAGCAAATGTATATCCTGGTATGAGCAACGCATTATCAGGCTATGATGCTTCTACAGAAGATGACATAGCCGCTGCCGCAGATCAAATAACAGGTGCAACAAGTGAAATTACTGAAACAGTTGATGGAGCCGAAGCATCTATAACCGAAGAAGTGCAATCCTCAGAAGCAGAACTATCTGCTGCACAAGCAGAAGCAAATGCTGCTAGAGAAGCAGCTGAAGCAGAGTTAGCACAAGCACAAGCAAATCTTGCGCAACTTACAGCTGATGGATTTACTGAAATGGAACCTCCAATACGTCAAGCTAGAGAGCGTATTGAACAAGCCGAAGCTGCATTACAAAGTACAATTGAATCTGGTAATGCAAGAGTAATGGAAGCTGTACAGCGTTCAGCAACTGCATTTACAAATGCAAGAATATCTGAATTCCAAAGAACTGGTAGTACTAGACGCGGGTTTGCTGAAGGTGGTTTTATTCGTCCAGACGAAATTGGAATGGTTGGCGAAGCAGGACCAGAATTTATTTCAGGTCCTGCAAACGTAATGAGTGCAAAAACCAGTATGGGTGTTTTGCAGAATTTAGTCAAAGGAATTAGATCCGTTGATAAAAGTGTTCAGGAATCATCACAAAACAGTACAAATCAGCTAAGTAACTTAAATGTAGGTTCATCTATGTCAGGTGATATAGGTTCAAAAATTGATAGAATGATTGCTGTAATGGAAGCCTTATATAGTGTTGAATCAGAAGCAGCAGGAACAGCTAAAAGAACTTTTAGAGCAACAAAAGGGCTACAAGGTAACATGTTAAAAGGAATAGGCGCATGAGTTGGAAAAAATATTTTACTCCAGTTCCAACTGCTGATAATAGAAACGGTAGTTATTCACCTTTCACTATGAGAGGTATCGGAAACGTGGGTCCTGCTGCTGCAAACTATAGTAGTCATTTGCCTGATGTATATGTTGGCTCTCCAAATCGTATTGAACGTTACAATCAATATAATACCATGGACAGTGATAGTGAAGTAAATGCTGCTCTTGACATTTTAGGTGAATTTACAACACAAAAAAACAAACAAAACGATACTCATTTTAGAATTGATTTCAAAGGAGAACCTACCAATAGTGAAGTAAAAATTATTGGTCAGTATTTGCAACAGTGGTGTAAATTAAATCAATTTGAAACTAGAATGTTCCGCATTATGCGAAACACATTCAAGTACGGCGATCAATTTTTTATTCGCGATCCTGAAACTCAAAAGTGGTTTCATGTTGATCCTAGTCAAATTACAAAAATTATTGTAAACGAAAGTGAAGGTAAAAAACCTGAGCAGTATGTTGTAAAAAATTTAAATTTTGCATTTGGTCCATTAGAAGCAACTCCTCTAAATACAACAAACAGTTATGGACCTGGAGGTACAACACCAGGATATCAAACTATAACACAAAAGCAAGCTACAGGCACTCATACGCCAAGCGGAAACACTAGTAGATTTGCAACAGAACATGACGAAACTCATATTGATGCTAACCATGTTGTGCATTTAAGCATGAGCGAAGGTTTAGATCAAAACTTTCCATTTGGTAACAGTTTGCTTGAGAGCATCTTTAAAGTTTACAAGCAAAAGGAATTGCTTGAAGATGCTATTATCATCTATCGTGTTCAACGTGCTCCAGAACGTAGAGTGTTCTATGTTGACGTAGGTAACATGCCAAGTCACCTTGCTATGCAGTTTGTTGAACGTGTTAAAACTGAAATACATCAAAGACGTATTCCAAGTAAAACTGGTGGCGGTACAAATGTAATTGACAGTAGTTACAACCCGTTATCAATCAACGAAGATTACTTCTTCCCACAAACTGCTGAAGGTCGTGGATCAAAAGTTGAAACACTTCCAGGTGGTACTAACCTAGGAGAGATTGATGACCTTAGATACTTTACTAATAAACTTGTACGCGGCTTACGTATCCCAAGTTCGTACTTACCAACTGGAGCAGATGACGGTGCTAGCCAATATAATGACGGGCGTGTGGGCACCGCTTATATACAAGAACTTAGATTCAATAACTACTGTCAACGTTTGCAATCCAATGTTGAAGAAGTCTTCAACAGAGAATTTAAACTCTATCTAAGAAACAAAGGTGCAAACATTGACTTTGCAATGTTTGACTTAAAACTTACACCACCGCAAAACTTTGCAGCATATCGCCAAGCAGAATTGGATAACAACAGAGTTGGTACATATGCACAAATGGCAGCATTGCCTTATATTTCTAATCGTTATGCAATGAAACGCTTCTTAGGATTGACCGAAGAAGAGATTGCAGAAAATGAGCGTCTGTGGAGAGAAGAGAATGATGAAAATCTTACAGACTTGGTAATTGATGATGCTGCTGGTGAAATGCGTATGGCGGGTCTAAGTGGCGCAGATATGGCATCTGATCTTGGTGGATTAGAAACAGACTTAGGCGGCGACGATTTGGGTATTGATGGAGGTGAAGGCACTCCTCCGGACACAGCTACAGGACAAGACTTAGGAGCAGGCGCAGCAGCACCTGGAACTGAGCAAACTATATAAATAATGTTATGATACTACGTGAACTTTATTATTTTGATGACAAAACAATGGAACCGGTTGAGGATTTATCTTATGATGCCGAAGATGATACCAGTGTGATTAAAATTGACGATAAAAGAAAAACTCGTTTAACTTTAAAAGATATCAATAAAGCACGTAAAGCAAGTGAAGTTCATAAACAAAACAAAATGGAAGAGCTACACTTTATTAGACAAATGTATGGTTTAGCAGCACAAGCAGTAGCCGGCGGAATGTAATGCCCAAAAAAATAGCTTTTGTTCTTGGCAATGGTACAAGCAGAAAACCTATCAAATTAGAAGAACTTAAAAAACACGGAACAGTATATGGTTGCAATGCCTTATACAGAGAATTTGTTCCTGATCATTTAGTCTGTGTTGATACAAAAATGATTATTGAAATAAATGATGTAGGTTATCAACACAAGTACAGAGTGTGGAGTAATTCTAACAAACTTACTGAACGTACACCAGGGATACAAATACTAAAACCTAACAAGGGCTGGAGTAGCGGACCTACTGCTATGCTACTGGCTAGCCAACACGATCACAGTGAAATTTACATTTTAGGATTTGATTATGTAGGGTTAGGAGAAAGCCAAGAATTTGTAAACAACATATATGCAGGTACAAAGAATTATAAAAAAATACACGATAGAGCAACCTACTATGGTAATTGGACACGACAAACTATGATGTGTGCAAATACCTATCCAAGAACTAAATACATCAGAGTAATACCTAATACAAATAGTTTTATTCCTGATCATTTAAAAGATTTACAAAATTTAACACACATGCACATCGAAATTTTTTGTAAAAATTTCGGTTTAACCATGCGTTAAATATAAAATGGGCGTTTTTGACACCATTTTAAGCGTATATTTTCAATAAAGTGTAAATATAATAGACAGCCTTGACAATTGAAGGAGATAAACAATGGCAAATCGCAATAAATTTGAAGAAATGCTTGAGCGCCTAGTAAACGAAGACCGTGCTGGTGCAGAAGAGCTTTTCCATGAAATCGTGGTAGAAAAATCACGTGACATTTACGAATCACTTTTAGCTGAAGAAGCAGAAGAAGAAGATATCGAAGAAACAACAGACGAAGAAGTAGATGAGTCAGAAGAAGACGATCTAGAAGAATCAGAAGATGACGATCTAGAAGAATCAGAAGATGATGATCTAGAAGAATCAGAAGATGAAGATGTTGAGGAATCATTCTTTGACGAAATGGGTGACGAAGATCCAGTTGATGATATGATTGGTGCAATTGAAATGCCAGGTGCGGACGACGACATGGGCGGAGACGACATGGGCGGAGACGACATGGGCATGGGCGACGAAGGTGGCGACATCGAAGATCGTGTAATGGACCTAGAAGACGAGTTAGAAGCTCTAAAAGCTGAATTTGAAGCAATGATGGGCGATTCAGACGATGACGAAGAAGGCGACGACGACGAAGATGACGCAGAAGGCGACGACGACGAAGAAGAAATGCCAATGGATATGGATTCGGAAGAAGGCGATGATGACGATGCAGATGAAAAGATGCCATTTGAATCAAACGGCCCAAAGTCACAAACTGAGCAAATGCGTGAATATGTTGAAAAGGTATCAGCTAAGATGGGAGACAACGGTGCTAACACTAAGTCACCAATGGCAAAGCC